TGCAATCTATCATCATAGTATTCGTAATAGTATGAATTAGCGTTGCCTTCTTTAAATAGTGCTTCTTCTTTTTCGTTTAATGTTGGACTAGCATTATTGGGCGTACCAGATGCGGTAAAAGTAAATGAACGTGCAATTTTATCATTGAATGGAATATTTACAGTCTTTACGACAAAACGACCGTTATATTCTGGTTCTGCTACATTAGTGATAACAATTTCAGAACCCTCTTCAAGTCCTAAGATACCATTCTTAAGTGTTACTGATACTGTTGTCGAAGGGGTTACACCATCTCCAGAGAATATCTGACTAATTTGAGTGTTGAATATTCCTATAAAGTTTCCGTTATCTCTCCACTTGTTTGGAAGTCTTAAACCTTTTTCAAGTAAAACAGCACCATCGGTGTTTTTAACGTCTTCACTTACTTCATAATGATGAACACCGTTGTATAAGTTATCATATGAACCATACTTATCAAGCATTACTTTATCAAATACTTCCTGTTGTAGAGGCCATTCACTTTGAATATTGACAATATTATTTGACAGTAGAACAATCCAATCTAAAGTAGAATCATTATAGTATTTGAAGGCGACATTATCTGGTCTTTCGTCACCAATAATTGTATATTTGGTAAAGAAAGTTAAATTTTCAAAAATATCTTCACGAAGTTTTCCTTTCTTAAAAAGATTTTTGACTTCAACATAGTCAGAAATTGCTTTATTATCAGCAGTTCTGTTTACATATTCAAAGTTTGGAACTTGTCTGAAATAACTTGCCATTTTAGTAACCTATAGTTGTATCTGGTAAACCTTCGTAATCACTATCTGTAACTGGTAGCAATTCTTGAAATTGCATTGTAATTCTATATGCAGTCATTGTTCCATCTTCAAATGTCATATAGGTATTATCTGGGTTATAGTCTACGTTAAAAGATTTCAAAGCACACTCTTTAATTCTATTTAATCCTGGATGATCCTTATTAGTATTTCCATATACATATCTAATTTGAAAAACATTTGGAGCTTTAAGAAAAAGTTTATTTGATGACTCTAACACCGCCATATTTTGTTTAAAATATCTAATAATTCTTCTAATTTCCTTTGCTTCTTTTTCACTCCTTGCTGCTAGAAAGAATGAAAAATTAAATGGTCTTAACTGTGGTGCACGAAATAAAAGTTCAGTATTTGGGTTAAAGACAGCACCTGCAGTTCTGGATAATAATCCAGTAATACCTAATGCTTCTTGGAAAGCAAGAGTTTTTACAGAATCTCCTACAGCACCTAAAAAATTACCTCCACCACCTGTAATTGTTTCTTTAAGGGTATCGAATGATTGTTTTGGATTATTTAAAAAACCCAATCCAATTGCCTGAAGTGGATTTATTGTTCCCACACCCCATTCAACTGTATTGATATCAGAAATTTTGGATTGTATTGGTAAAAATACTGATGTTTTTATTGGTGTTAATGTTCTTTTCTCAGAAAGACTAGTAAGTTTATCTATTGAATCAATTTCATCAAAGCTAAGTCCACTATATTTTAATGCAGTAAATTTAATGACATCCTGACTATTTGAAATTTCAAGAGGATACTGTAAGACCGCTCCCCCATAATCTTCTTTGATGGGATTCGCCGTCGTAATGGAGTCAGTTGGTATTTCGGGAAGTGCTTGAGTTGCCTTTTGTACTGATCTTGTTGCATCTGCTGAATCTGCAGTATTTGCTCCCAGTCCTGATTGATCTTTTGCGGATCCCTCTCCTAGACCTTCTTTTCTTTGAATGGTTCTTTTTGCGTTATCTGTTACAGTTGTGAATGGACTATTACGTCCTCCGCTACTATTATATTCTGCTATATCTTTTTTAAATGTTAGACTTGGACCAATTGGAGGACCAAACGCATCGGTTAAATCGGTTCTTTTTGGTAAAGATATTTTATCCAATACTTCATCATTGTAAACAAAATCACTTCCTCTACCCGGTGGTCTTGATGCAAGTATTGCGTGATAATTGAGAACATTTTGACGGGTTGCAAATCCGCCCAATAATGCAGTTGTTTGTGGTGTCACAGTTGTAGTTTTCACATTATCTGGTAATGCATCATATTCCGCTTTAGTTATTTGTTTCAATAAATCGACACGAGCATCTCTAACGACTCCATCTCCATCATTCAAATCATAAGTAGACCGAGTTCGTAATTCTGGAACTTTTGTCCCATCCGACAAAGTTATAGAGAATTTGTCGGAGGTTGCAGTTTTGTCTGCCATCAGATATACTTTTTTTAGTTATTTATCCTCTTTTTTCCATAGGGTAAAGAACTTAAGTATCGCACTTCGTTTTCTCTTACAACGTGGAGAGAACCCACAATTTCTGCCCAAGTATATCGTCTCATTCGACGCCAGTGATAGTTATATCCTGTGAAACCCCATCTAAAGACTTCAGTTACCGCAACCAGAGGATGTTCGTCATACTCTAACCTTGGAGTCTTTGCTTGATATACAAAGGTATAAAACTTACCAGGGTCTGGTATCAAGTCAGTTTCGTTGAATATCTGTAAAATATTCATCATTATAAGGTCAGCATCTTCGGCACCTTCAATAGCAAGTGCTTTCCTGAGTTGAGATACTTTACTAGAAGAAGTTTGTATGTCCTTACCGAAACCTTCTGCCATTACTTGATACCTAGTTGGTCTTCTGTAATAATTTTGAACTCTAATAGTCTATCCTTACACCATTCATCTGCTGCTTTCCACTTTGCTTCATTAACAGCATATGTTTTTACTTCGTTGATATATGTTTTCGTTCTTTTCTTAGTTGTTTGAACTGGTGGTCGTGTTTGTTTCTTAGGTTTTACTTCAATAACATAACGTTTTACATCACCAGTCTGCTCTCTTACCTTAATAATAAAGTCTGGGAAGTAACGATGAACTCTTCTATCAACAGGAGAACGATATGGAATACAAAACTCTTCACTGCCCCACTCTAAAATATTCTCATTTAAGTCACACCAACGGCAGAATTTGCGTTCCCAAGAACTACGACATATGATATTATTGGGGTCACCTTTATATTTTCTTGGATATTCGGGTTTATAACGACTTTTTATCGTTCCTGCCATTATACATAATATATCGGGTCAAATAGTATTTATAGATGGCAACAGACACTCAAATAAATTCCGATGGCGGTCCTAGTAATCGTAGAAGAAAACTAAGTGATATTAAGGGTAAGTTGTTAAGACCTTCCCTTACGTCTCAATATATTTGTAAATTTAGTTTTCCTGGACCAGTAGAAAATTGGACGCGAGCAAAAGGAACACCATATAATTTTGAAAATAGTGATCTTCTATCAGTATCTTGTTCGGAAGCAGCACTTCCTGGTTCATCCTTAATGACTCATGAACTGAATAATGATTTTACTGGAGTTACTGAAAAACATGCTTATCGTAGAGCATATGATCAAACAGCAAGTTTTACATTTATGGTTGATCATGACCACATAGCAATTAAACTTTTTGAAAACTGGATGTCATATATTGTGGGTGAACGATTTGCAGGTCAAAATAATAGACCAGGAGTTTTAGACAAAAATTATTTTTATAAAGTAAGATTTCCTGAAGAATATCAAACTAACAATTTGTACATCTCAAAGTTTGAAAAAGATTATGCGGATACCGATTCTAAAAAATCACTTCAGTATAGATTTTTTAAAGCATTCCCTTTGAGTATTGTTACGATGCCAGTTAGTTATGAAGCATCTCAACTTTTAAAATGCACAGTTAATTTTACGTATTCTAGATATACTATAGATCAAGAAACTGTTAAAGATACGGTGACACCTGTTCAAGAAACCACTAATCCATTTTTTCTTACCTAACCTCTTTAATTGCCTAATAAATAATTTTACTGAAATACTCTATAGGTTATTATGCCATTACCAAAGATTTCGACGCCAACTTATGAGTTGAATTTGCCATCAACTGGAAAGAAAGTTCAATATAGACCTTTTTTGGTTAGGGAAGAAAAACTTCTAGTATTAGCACTGGAAACAGAAGATCCAAAAGATATCACCACAGCAATGAAGACAGTCATCAAAAACTGTATTCAAACTAGAGGTATTAAGGTAGAAACTCTGCCTACTTTTGATATTGAATATTTGTTCTTGAATATTCGTGGTAAGTCTGTTGGTGAAGAGATTGAAGTTAGTATCATCTGTCCTGATGATGAGCAAACTACAGTGCCTGTTGTCCTGAACGTTGATGATATTAAAGTTCAAAAGAGTAAAGAACATACAACCAAAATTCAGATTGATGATTCTCTGATTATGGAAATGAAGTATCCTTCACTGGATCAGTTTATCAAGAACAACTTTGACTTTAGTGAAGAGAATCAAATTGATCAATCATTCCAATTGATTACTTCCTGTATTGATAAAATTTATAATGAAGAAGAAGTTTGGTCCACTGCTGATGTGACCAATAAAGAAATCACTGACTTCTTGGAGCAAATGAACTCCAAGCAGTTTAAACAAATTGAGAAATTCTTTGAGACGATGCCCAAATTGTCTCACGACATTAAAGTGAAGAATCCAAACACTGGAGTAGAAAGCACTGTTGTACTGGAAGGACTTGCAAGTTTTTTCGGGTAGCCCTGGTCCATATGGACCTTGAAAACTTCTACAATCTGAATTTTTCCTTAATGCAGTATCATAAATATTCACTAACAGAGATTGAAAATATGATGCCGTGGGAGCGTGATATTTACGTTGCTATGTTGAAGAATCATTTAGAAGAAGAAAAACTAAAGCA